CAAAATAACACTACTCCAATTTTTTCGAGGATAGTCTTCATTTTTTGCTCCTAGGTATTTTTCTGTCATCTTTGTTTTGTAGTCATGTTTGACTACCTGTACATCTTTGTAGAGATCTCTTAGATCCCAAAGTTCAGCAATGTCTCCCCGAACAATCATGTCTCCGTCGATGAATATTGCATGACCTTTCCACCCCATGAGATGTGGCACTAAGAATCTAGTGTAGATAAAATGATTTGATCCATCGTTGTGAGTTTCTGTGTAGTCTTTAAACAAGTTCAGTGCCACTGGATGTATGGCCAGTGGCCGGGTAGAATGTCTTATAATTGAATTTACACAAGTATGATACGCAATGGCTTCTCTAGGATCGTAGCCTACAAAGATGGGAATGATGTCTGTCATTGTCGTTCTATATCAGTTTCGTCGCAACGATCACCATACTGTATTTCTATTACTTTCAATGATTCCGTACCTTCGTTGGCCAGCTGATGCCACTCTCGACGGTTGATTACTATCATTTGGTTTTGCGTGTATCGACCATGTAGCTCTGCATCTGAAGATCTGTTTATGGTATAAAGCGTGGCTTCACCTTCGCTGACAAACCAAAGTTCGCCTCGATCTTCGTGACGTTGCATGCTCAGAGTCTTGCCCGGATCTACAGTGAGTTCTTTGAGTTTTACTTTTTTATTTGGTTCGTGAAGCACACGATAATATCCCCAGGGCCTGTCTGTCTTTGGTGCTCGCCACTCTTGTAAAATCCAGCTACTGGAGTTGGACTTGTCGAATCCGCCCACGCCAAACACAAACTTTAAATTGGAATCCACAACATCCATTTCGGGAATATTTTGATCTGTACGATCCCCACCATTGGCAAATATCAATTCTGCTCGGGGATAATGAGCCCGGACTTGTTGTATAAAATGTCTAGCTGATCCATCAGCATCATCAAAGGTATAAACTTCATCTACCATGGCCAGATTATTGATAACACACAGCCGCTCGTTCCAAGGCATAAATGCTCGACCTTTTTTGCGTTCCAGCCACTCGTCACTGTTTAGGCCAACAATTAACATGTCGCCCAAGGTTCGTGCTTCTTTGAAATATGCTATGTGCCCGCTGTGGACAGGATCAAACCCACCGTTTACTAATACAATTTTGTTCATGCGAGTATTTATAATACACACATATTACGGCTACGGTATTATTGATGTCCCATCCAACTAAGACTTTTATCCAGCCAAGGCAACACAAGATCGTGTTGTCTTAGATACCCGTAACGGTTGATGGATTCTACGGCAGACTCGGGCAGGAGTTCTTTTTCGGCAAGACTGTACCAGGTTGCGGTTCGTGGATCGCTGAGAGCTTGATCATTTTTATAAACAATGGCTCGTAGCCAAGGATCACTGGGTGACTTTGAAAAAAATCCTGACCGACAGTCCCACCCTGTAACAGCCAGCATGTGTATCAAACTGACCATGGTATGATTGTAATAACACCCCGATGGTTGGTCAAATGCTTGCCGGTTAAATTCCATGTTGGTGGTTTGTGGCAATATCAGCACCAACATACCATTACTGGCACAGAGTCCTCTCCAATTGGTCAAGCACTGTATGGGATTGATCATATACTGGAATGTGTTGTGGCACCACAATATGTCATGAGCCCGCTTGCTGGGTTGTATGGTTTCTAAATCACTGTGTTGATATGATATGTTGGGAAGTCTTGCTTCTCGGCTGATGCCTTCAATCAAATCTATGCCTGTGCATTGTATATTCAATGCTACAGCATCATCATCTCTAGTGGTGCGTGTTGCCCACCATTGAAGGTCCAACGCATCATATCCGCAGCCAAGATCTGCCACCCGAGCAATGCTTTCCATGAAATCATCATGTTCGTAGAGATCATTCAGCGTTCTCAAGCTGTGTTCATGACTTTCCTGAGCGTTTTTAAAAGTTGTCATACATTAACCTATTCAATTGTTCTGTGTGTCTGCTAATACCTGTTGTATGTATCTGTTTTATCAATTCAGCATTTTTCTCAAGCCGTTGCCAGTGCTGTTTTCTTAATGCTGTGAGATCAAGATTACATACTTGTCTTGTCAACATAACTACCTGAGTCATTCTAACCCACGGATCTTGAATCTTGTCGTATTCGTGATTGCCAAATACATCATCAAAAACATCAAACCCCATGTGTCGTACTTGATCAACCAAGCCCGGAACTGCATACCATATAGGAAATTGATACCAGGCCAAGGATTTAAGAGTTTTTTCAGTGATAAAAATACTACGCCATGTGTTGGGATCGGTTTGACTAGAGCTTTCCACTACAAGATTTACAGGAGCTCGATAAAAAAAGTCGTGATCAATTCTGTGCTGGAACACTTGATCAGCCATGGGTCTGTCCACAATCATTGGGTAAGGTTGCGGCCATATCAATTGTTTGATATCTTTGCTGGGCTCAACACCGTTGGTGCCAAATGTCATTATTAACTCAGTTAATTGAAACTTGGACAACAGACGTTTAGCCAAAGTTCCTCTGCTCAAACTGGGTCTACGCATGAGACACACCAACTTGTGCGTGATCTCAAGATTGGCCCAGTCAACATGATAGTGTTCAAGATGCATGAACCAATTGCCATTATATATCAATCTATCTGGCAAGCAAATTGCTGGGTAAGGCAATACATCAACATCTACCACGCAACTAAATGCCACACGAAATTGCAAAGGTGGTAGTCCTTGTGCTGTTAAAAACAAAAATAAATGATTGATATCGTTGTGATCAATTCCTTCGGGCTTTAGATCAACAATCCAGGTATAATTTTTGATGTCATTGACTGATACTTTGATACTGGCAAGATCATCAATCACTGTCTGGCCAATGTCAGCAGATCTTAGTATAGCCGAATCAAGATTTTTCCAGGCGTCATAGAAAATAAAACGATCTTGCAGTCTTGCACGATGCATGCTAAATTTGTATGTCTTCCATGCCAGCAGTTCGCAATCGGACTATGTGTCCCATTTGCCACTGCTTGGTGTCAAGTCCTTTGAGAATGCCCAGCCACTTGTTTCGTAGCAGTGCAACTTCATTGATTATGGTCTCAAAATCGATCACTTCGTCTTCACCGTCCACATACTTTTCAGCGTCTCGACTGGTCAGCACTCGTGCATAAGCTTCTAAGTACTTTTGAAAATGTCTGCGTCGAATTTTGCGTAATTGTATGTTAAGAAAATTAAGAACAGCTTCAATTTCCTGAAGTTGGTTAAAACGAAACTCAGTGATACCAGGCAGAGCAGAAATATTTTTTTCTACTAGGCCGCCAATACGACAATCTCGTCTGGCGTCTTCTAACTCACGTTCATAATGAGCTATAAAATCTGGGATCTCTCCAAGATTGGCAACTACTCGGCTATACCACATATTTTAAACTGCTCCTCTATCCAGGGAAATACTTGTTTCCAATTGGTGCCTCTTCTACGATCTTTTTCGTCAAGAAAAGTTTTTAGATCTTGCATACGTCGAACGTCAGGTTGTGTTTCTTCTATTTTTGTCAAAATGCTAGACATATATTTTTTTGACAACACATCTTCATCTGTTTTAACGGGCATGAGTTCTAAAATCTGTTTAATATCATCACGAAAAATATCGTATCCTAACAGATCAATCTCAAGACATTCAATCAAAGGTTCTCCCTCACTGAAAAAATGCCCCACTGGATGTATTTCTTGCCACTCTTGCATTTTTTTCAATAAGTTGGGCATGGCCTTGATAGTCAACACAGTGATTGTCTGATTGATATTAACTCGCAACCATTTGTACTTTAACAAAATCTTAAAATTTTTCTCCCATTGATCTAACTTTATTCCCCAACGAACATGTTCTTGATCGTTACCCCAACAATCTATGCTACAAGTAATATCGACTCTTTTAAGACATCGTTTGACTAGTAACTGTTTACAACGTTCCAGAAACTCCTCAAGTATCTCTTCCTTGCACATCAAGTTTGTTACAACATTAAATTCGCAGTCAGGGTTGGGATATTGTTCAAACTTATCCAATAACATAAACAGTTCTTTTTGTAAAAACGGTTCGCCGCCCAGGATATGCAGTCGTTTTACTTTTTGAAATCCTTTTTCAAACCACTGCCAAAAATACGGAACAAGATCTTTGTATTGCCCTTTGGGTTTAGCGATCAACTTTACTCCGCCCTGATGGAATGAACCAAATCGACGATTCTCGTCTTCGTTTACTGAACTAAATCCCATGTTGCAATACAGACATCCAAGATTGCAAGTATTATTGAAGTATACCTCAACTATTGAGGGATCAACAATTTTTTTAGTAGGATCTTCATCTAGTTCTTTGGGATAAAGATCAGGTATACTTGTCATTCGTATACGATCGCTGACTCCGTCACGTTCTTC